ACATAGTATTATCTCCTATAATATATATATTATTATATAATATATAGAAGCCCCTTAAGGGCTTCTTATATAGTATATATAATTAATTATACACTGAACTGAAAGAATGTCAAGGATAAAAAATACTTGACAAGATGGACTGAGTGTGGTTAAATTATCCTATGAGCATACAACTTGGAGATTACGAACTACCTGAACACGTGAGTTATTCTGCGTTCAGCACATACATTGACTGTGGATATCAATACTACCTTGGGCGACTAATGCAGGTACCTGAGGAACCATCAGTCTGGTCAGTAGGTGGAAGCGCCTTTCATACGGCAACAGAATTGTGGGACTTAGAGCATGCTGAATAACCAACTGTGGGATAAAGCCTGGGCTCTAGAGTCTGATGGTAAGGACCTAACCAACGCCCGTGTTGGTGGTCGTGCCACTAAGGCTAACCCGAATAAGGAAGATGTTAACTTCTGGCAATCGACTGGACCTCAATGGGTCCAAGCATATATCGATTGGCGTAAGGCTAACTCTGACTGGAAACTGTGGAAGACACCACAGGGTGCACCAGCAATTGAGTTAGCGATGTTACCTGATTTTGCTGGCGTGCCAGTCAAGATGATTCTTGACAGGGTGTTTGAAGTCAATGGCGAACTTGTTATCGTCGACTTGAAAACCTCTCAGCAAACACCAACCAATACACTTCAACTTGGATTCTATAAGGTCGGAATGTTAAAGACCTTTGGTATTGATGTTAAGTGGGGGACTTATTGGATGGCACGTCAGCACGGTGTGTCACCTCTTGTTAGCCTCGAGCAGTACACAGAGGATAAACTTGAGTACCTTGTTTCAGGATTTGACAAGGCTCGCAAAGCACAAATCTTTTTACCTAACACAAACAACTGCCAATATAAATGTGGATTGACAGCACACTGTCAGTTCTCAACGAAGATAGGATAACAAATGGAAGACTGGAAACTGCAAGTCAGTTACAAGACACCTGCTGGGGATATGATTAATATCCGTGCTAATACTGCTGATGAACTCAGCGTGTTACTAGAAGGCATTGGTGATTACTCAACACAAGTAGCAGCCGTACAACGATTGGTTGTTGGTGCATACAACGCTGCCCCTTTGGGGACCACGAGTTCAACTCCAAGCACTACGCAATTCACGTCCTCCGTTCCCAGCCAGGGGCAGGGTCCGTCACTTACACCTCCACCAAGCGCGGTAACTCCATCAGGAACAGCGAGCCCGACGTGCGTACACGGAGCGAGAATCTTCCGACAGGGAGTGAGCAAAGCCAGTGGAAAGCCTTACGCTTTCTGGGCATGCCCAACCCCACAGGGGACTCCCGACCAGTGCAAGCCAGTAAACTAAAACGTTGATGAAGGAACGCAGTTACCGACGCACACCGCAGAGGTGGCTGCGTTCTTTCTACAAAGAAGGGAATGATGAAGGATGCGTACACTTGTCCGCTCAGTTGGTCGTTCCAGTATCGGTGGAGAACCGCTCCCTAGTTGCTTCAAGGCATTCGAAAGTAACAAGATTATCATTAGGCGCTCTGAGGTTTCAATGTTCGCAGCCGCGCCTGGAGTCGGAAAGTCAACACTAGCACTGGCTTTAGCGTTGAAGATGAAAGTCCCAACACTGTACATCTCAGCAGATACCAATGCACACACAATGGCTATGCGATTAGCCTCAATGATTTCAGGTAAGTCACAGACTGATGTTGAAGCATTGATGAATACAGACCATGGTTGGACAAAGGCAACACTTGCAAAGGGTAGCCACATTGTATGGTCATTTGAATCAGCACCAACACTACAAGATATTGATGAAGAAGTGCAAGCCTTTGAAGAATTATGGGGTTGCCCACCTACATTAATTGTAGTAGATAATTTAATGGATGTAGCCACCGATGGTGGCGAAGAGTTTGCATCAATGCGTGCAATCATGAAGGAGTTGAAGTATCTTGCGAGAGCGACTAACGCTGCAGTGGTTGTACTACACCACACTTCGGAGGCTGTCCAAGGTAGCCCGTGTCAACCGCGCTCCGCTATTCAGGGTAAGGTTGCTCAACTTCCTGCTCTTATATGTACCCTCGGCGTTGTTGGTACTTCTATGGGTGTTGCACCTGTTAAGAATAGATACGGTAGGGCTGACGCAGGAGGAGGACTCATGACATGGGTTGCTTTCAATCCTGAGTACATGTTTATTGATGATATACCAGAGAATGTTTAAGGATAAAAATGGAAAAGACATTAGAGATTAATTTGCATGAACAAGCAGTAGAGTTTTCTCGCTTGCTTTCTAAGCATGCAGTACAAGTTTCAAAAGATGATTGGTATGTACCTGCACAGGTTGCATTAGATATAGTCAGCGGAAGAATCAAGGAATAAGGGGAAGCAATGTTAATGGATAACACACTAAAGCAGTTAAAGCAAGATGCATATGTGCAGGGCTGGCAGGATGCAGCAGATTCAATCACATCTAAGTTTGAACAGTCACTACGAAATGCAATTCAAAATGTAGAAGTACCTAACTTTGAGGATACTAATGACAACAAGGAAGAGTCACAAGGCTAGAGGAGCAACCTATGAAACCGACATACGAGACTGGTTTCGAGCAAATGGATACGATTCTGAGCGACTTGCTCGAACAGGTGCAAAAGATGAGGGCGACGTTGTTGTCCGCTCAGACTTCCTTGGTAGCATTGGCGTTATCGAATGTAAAGCCCCAGGGGCAGGCAACGCCATTGACCTTAGTGGTTGGACAAAAGAAGCACAGATTGAAGCAACGCATTATGCAGAAGCAAGGGGGCTCGACCGTAACGCCGTCCTCCCAGCAGTACTTATCAAGGCTAGAGGAAAATCAATAGCAGATTCATATTTAGTATTACGATTAGGAGATGTATTCGGTGAATGATTTGCCCAGCATCAAGGCTGTACTAGAACACTATGGTGCTAGTATGCGTCGTGACCATGGGCAAGTCAACCTCAAATGTCCGTTCCACGGTGACTCACATCAAAGCGGAACAGCAAACCTAGACGATAATCTATTCGTATGTTTTGCCTGTGGTGTACAAGGAAACAGTTTACAAATCATCGCACAACAAGAAGGGTGTGACATACGTGGCGCAGCAAAATTCGCAGAAGGAACTCTTGGGCATAGCGTCCAAGCGGTATCAGGAAAGCATCTATCAGGCAGAAGATTACCTTCGAAGCAGGGGTATAACTCTGGAGGTAGCACGGTTGGCACGATTAGGCGTAGTCGCGGAGCCTGAGCCAGGACATGAACAGTATACTGGAAGACTTAGTATACCTTATGTAACTAAGTCAGGCGTTGTAGACATACGCTTTCGCTCACTCAACCCTGCTGTTGAACCCAAGTATATGGGTATGGTTGGTGCAGATACAAAGATGTACAACGTATTAGATATTGAACGAGCAGGTGATTGGATTGGAGTATGCGAAGGTGAACTCGATACCCTTACTATGTCACGATGTGTTGGAATCCCATGCGTCGGAGTACCAGGAGCAAACTCTTGGAAGAAACACTACACAAGATTACTTGCTGACTTCGAGCGAATCTTTGTATTCGCAGATGGTGACGGACCAGGACGAGAGTTTGCAAACAGTTTGGCAAGAGAGTTACCAGTCACTATCGTGGGATTCGGTGACGGGGAAGATGTTAATTCGGCATACACGAAGTACGGTGCGCATTTCATTAAAGAAAAGATGGGCTTAACAAATGAAGAATGATATGAAGAAATGCCCTCAGTGTGGTGAATTGTTTGAGAATGTATTCGAAGCGATTGACCACTTGCTTGAAGAAGATGAAGACTTTGACCCAGCACTTATACTTCCAAATGGTTATAGATTAATGATTGGTTCTTTGTTGAAATGTTTATATAAATATTCTAATGAACCAGAAAAGATTGAAGAGATAACAGAGTCAACGTATCTTACTTTGTTTACAGCAGAGACTAACCCGCTTCAGATAATGAATGTGGTAGAAGATATGATAGTTGATTCAAGTATGATTGGAATTGATGACGAACTTAGACACCTCTTGGGAAATGGAGAATGAAGAGATATGGCAGATTATCCAATACGTATCAGGACTGGGATTACAGATAGAGTCATATCAGAATCAAGACGGTCGGCTGAAGATAACCTTAACGATACCTCTATTAAGCGCGAAGTCCATCTAGAGGTGCACTTGAGCAACACAGTCAATGAGTTGTCTGACTTGTTACTGAGTAAGCATAAGGACTATGGTCCTAGAAATATCTCACAAGCACCTGGCGGTGCAATTAATGGCTTACGTGTACGTATGCATGACAAGTTAGCACGAATCAATAACCTGATTGACAGTGGTGCAAACCCTGAGCACGAATCCTTAGAAGATTCCTTCAAGGACATGGCTAACTATGCAATCATTGGGTTGCTGGTTTTACGAAAGCAATGGGACAATGACTAATAAATCTTCATTCGATTTAGACTTTGGATACGGACGCAAGGGTGAGCAGTTAGTAGATGAGTTGCTTACTGGTGGACGCACAGTAGAAGTAAAGCGTGACCGCAAGTGGGCTAAGACTAACAACCTATACATTGAAACTGAATGTTACTTCAAGAAGATTGAGGCATGGGCTCCATCAGGATTGATGGTAACAGAAGCAGCATACTGGGCATTTGTGCTAGAAGAAAGCACATTGATTGTACCGATTGATGCACTTAAATATGCAGTAAAAGAATTCGGTAGAGAGATTGAATGTAACATACCACCTAATCTTTCTAAGGGTAAGTTAATAACTGTTGATGATTTAATGTCGGCAACACGACTATATAAGAAAGCAAAGGCAGATGAACTGGCAACGCATTGAACCTTGGGACTATGTCGTAGTGGCTGTAGCCTCTGAGTACCATAGGAAGTATGCTATGGTTGAGTTAGAGGATATCAAGCAATCACTATACGAATGGTTTATCGAGCACCCTAATAAGTTAGATGAGTGGGAAGCGATAGGTAAGAGAGATGCAAAGAACTTAATCTATCGTAGCCTACGCAATCAGGCATTAGATTATTGTCAGAAGTGGAAAGCCAAGTCAGTCGGCTACGAAGTCTCTGATTTATTTTACTACGCACCTGAAGTTGTAGAGGCTATGTTGCCTGCTGTCTTGCGACATGACTTAACAATTACACCACAGTTAAATCTTGGTGGTAGTAGCACACCAACCGCACCATCTGAGGGCGGAAACTTAATGGCAATGATGATTGAAATTGACTGGGGTTACTGGAAGTTAAGCAAAGATGATAGGCGCATAATCTTTCTACGCCATGCTGAGTCAATGGATTACAAGGAGATATCTAATACACTATCCTTGGGTTCAGAAGATGCAGCACGCATGAGAACTAAGCGTGCGCTTAATCGTTTGATTAGTAAAATAGGTGGGCATAAGCCCTATAGAGATGAAGACTCCACCCCTGCTGGCAAAGAGGTTGAACCAGCAGAGGCGGAATCTTTAGAGGAAGGCGACGAGCACAATAACACAGATGAATAGTGCTATTGCTGATGTTATACTCGCGCCCCCAAGCACGATACCACCTATAAATAATGCAGTAAACTTAGTTGCTTTGAAACTATTCATCAATGTATTGTTCCATATCTTCTAAGTCTAACTCTGCTGGGTCTACATACATATCTTCCCCATGTATGTCGTAGAACTCTTCTATCTCTTTCATGCTGGCGAATTGAAGCGTGTCATTGCTTGGCTCACAAGCAGAACAACCACCATCAATACATACATCACACATGTTACCCTCCTGTTGAATAGAAACCACTACCATTAAACTTAACTGGTGGTGCACTGTATACTCTAGACATTGGTTCATTACAGTTATCACAGTAAGGAACAATCTCTTCTTCTGTCATACCTCTAGTGATAGTGATGACTGATGAGTCAGCATCACATTTGTATTCATAACTCGCCATCTTGTTTCGCTTTCTCTATTACTTGTATCAATGCCAAGCCTGACTCAGTTAAGTTCCACGCTTGGTCCCACTCATCAAACTCATCCATTTGTTTCCTCTCCTGATTCCCATGGGTCCGTGTATTGTCTTGCCATATCACGATTGATTGCGTCTAGAAGAGCACTAGGTATCCTCATTGTTGGTGGGTCTATCATTAGTGTGCGATACTCTTCAGCACGTTCTTGCTTCTTAACTACGTGGTGTAGAAACTCACTCATCTTCTGTCCCTTCAGGTGTCGGTGCTGTTGCTAGTGTACCACACTCAGCACATTCCATGTCAAGAAAGTACATACCAATCTCACCATCTTCGTCGAACATGGTCTTTAAGTTCCAAATTGCACAGCCACATGGACATACTGTGGTAGGTTCACCTCTAATATCCATAGCCTGAGTGTAGTCAGGCTTCATCTCTGTCACATGCTTAGCCAAGTTTGTCACCTCTGTGCTTAGCGTTACGCATGTGTATGTAGTGCGTCTCGGGTGCGTATGCACACTCAATACCTGAACTATGGAACATGTGCTCTGTTGCTGGTCTGTTACCTCTGGCTGGCACAGGTACGCGCAACGGGTTGCTAGTAATTGGTTTGTTACATGACATGCACATAACTTTATAGTCTTCTATTAGGCTCATCAGTGCCAACCTTTCTGTTTAAAGTGTAGCCATGCTTCGCATGGTGTTCCGTATCTGTAGTAAATATAATCCAACCCACGCTCTATCTGTCGTGGTGCTGGTGTTGCAGGGTCAAGCCCCAACAGTTGAGGTATACCACCAGCATGCTTCCCCATAACCCTGATACTATTCCAAGCATCAGGATTCCATGCTGATTCCTTACCCCATAATCTGTTGAGGCATGACCACTGTTCATCTTGCCACTCGCTGAGTTTGTCTCTAGCGTATGCCTTGCTATCTTCCTTACTCCAAGTAACTTGCACGCCTTTGTCTGTTGTGTCCGTGCTTTGTCTTGAGTTGTCCGATACAAACCATACTACTAATACAAGTAGCAAGAAACTTATTGCTTTCACAGGCTTACCTTCTCTCTAACTTTGTTAGCAAATGCTACCGCTGTACTTCTGTACTCGCTATCGATAGGTTCACCTGCTTCTAATAGTCGCTCACCTGATAGTGTGCCACCCCAAACTCCATAGTCTATGTTGTCTGGCTTCATACCTTCTGCCTTACATTCTACCACAGCAGGACAGTAAGAGCAAATCGTTAGTGCTCGTATTGCATTGTTAACTGTGTTAGAAAACCATAGGTCAGGGTTAACGTCACCTGTACATAGACCATTCATTGTTAACCTTATCTCTCTAGTGCTTCCTCAAGCATCTCGTCGAACTCTTCGTCAAGTTCCTCTTCTTCATCATACCCTAACGCTACGTCGTCGTCAAGTGGTGGCTCATAACTCATGCTTAAACTCCTTACCTACCTTGTATTCGGCAGCGATACTATCTACTGCCAACTCTAATCTACCCCTTAATTCTTGTTGCTGTGCTGATGTTAAATGAAACATCATCTCGTTAGTTAATTCTGCTTTCCATACTACTGTCATAATATATCCTCTCTTAATGTTAGTGAGTAGTTTAATGTCATACTCAGGACAGGGCGCGAAGTTCTTACGCTTCGAACACCACTTCTGTGTAGCCATCTAGTCGCTCATGTGTTGTGACTAGACCCTTGCTACCAGTAAGGTGCTTGTATGTGCCGTTGCCTAGTGATACCCACATAGACTTAGGCTTAAAGCGTGTCTGTGAGGCTGTCGCCTTCACGATAGTACCACGCTTAGGGAAGTCGCTCGAAGAGTCGAACGCGTTGTATGAAATCTCGTCTGCAATAATGCGTAATTCATCAGCAAGACCGAGAATAGTTTGGGTTGTGGACATTTGTTACCTCTCTGTTGTTAGTATAGGAATTGGCTTAGCGATTGTTTGCTTTGCCAGTTAGTGTTTGGTGTGTAACATAGACAGTCATCTATCATGATTGAACAATCAAAGCATGACTTGCACATGTTACAGTAGTACGGGTTGTCTGTCAAGTCTGTGGCTGACTCGCAATAGGGGCAGACTTCTAAGTCTACCTCTACTTCATAGTCCCACATACCATGTTTAAGCATTGAGTACTCACGTGGCTCGTAAGCATAAGGTTTGATTGCCATTGTGGGCTTAGGCTCTAGGTATGTTGTGCGTTTGTGGCTCTGATTAGACCACCAAATACCCTCATTGTCCCATGAACCAGCCGACTCATTGAGTAGATACATAGGGTGCTTGGCTGCTGGGTCTACTGTTAGGATAGCAATCTTGCTACCCTTAGCCCAAGTCTCAGCCATTATCCATACGTTATCGTCATCAAGTGCAGACACACCACCAATTCTAGGTAGTGTATCCTCAGCGAAGACTCGCGTATCGCTACGCTTGTCTGACTTGCCGATACTTATGTCAAGCACACCATTGTGTGCTAGGTAAGTACGCTCATCACCACCAACCATGAACGGGTGACAGTTCTGCTCGTTCTTAACACCATGTGTGGCGTATCGTGCGTGCCACATGGCGTAGCCGTCTGGGAATTGCTTGCGTAATTCCAAGAAGCGTGCAATAGATTTTTTAGCAGACATGCTACGCTCGGAGATAATCCTATCGCCAGCATGTATAGCAAATCCAAATCCGTGTGGATTACTACACGCGCCAGCGTGTAAGTCTGCTTCGTTTGGTGTGGAGTTTGGCTCGCACACTATAAGTAAGCACATGTTATCATCTCCCTCATGCGTTAGCAACTATCTTGTTGTTGATGTCTACTGATTGTATCTTGTCCAACCTAGAGTACAGGTCGGGGTAGAGTCCATTGTTGGACACTACATAGTCAGCGAACCAGTCCCAAGATAATGCGCCAAGTTTGACGTCATCTAGGCGTAGGTCTCTAGTGTATTCTACCATGGCTTGCGCTAAGTCTAGAGCACTTAGCACCCCACTTGTGTTCATTGTGCCCCTAAAGAAGCGCAATTCTATGGTGTGTGCGTTCTGAGTATTGACCGCAGAGTATCTCTCTGAGGGTGTGAACGCGGGACTTGCTACCTTATGCTTGAGTGAGAACACAGGTCTGTCATACTCATCAAAGGTGTACACGTCATTAAACCTAGCGAACCTAGACTTACGACCTGCAAACTTCATCATGTGTGGTGCGTTGTGGTACACAAAGGCTATGAACCTATGCAAGTGTGCGCCACTCTTAAATCCTTTGCGACTTAGGTGTATGTGTAAGCCACAGGTATCTGTATCCCATGACCTAGCACCATACTTAGTGCGCAACAATTCTATCGTATCCCATAGTAACTTACTATTCTCTCGATACTCTTGATGAGTATGAGGGTGGGTTACAATCTCGAACCCGTTGCCAATACTTCCGTCATGCTTGAGGTATGCTATGCCGTCTAGATTACTAGAGGCGTACCTAGCACCACTATCAAGCGATTGTACCTCTGTCTCTAACTCGAAGCCTAGATACATGTTGTGCTTGCTTGTACCCTTAAACTTAGGGTTAGGCTTGCATGAGTAGTCGTGAATAGTACCGCTATTACGATACGCACGACAGCACCTATCGTTATCGTTGTCACGACAATCGCAAGAGTTATCATTGGTGAAACTCTCGTCACAATCCTCACACCAGTAACACTCTGACTCATAGCAACGCTCACAGTATGGCGTATCCTGTACATAAGTACAATCACCTGAGTACGACTCAGAACATGAGTCGCAATAGTAACTGTAATTTTCCCAGCAATACTCACACCATGACTCGTCTCTGTCTACTGTGCGACTAGAGTCATTGTCCATGCCGTCCTCGCAACGATTACAGTAACTAGCGCAATCATCACAGTAACTCATGACTCCAACGACTATGCGTTGTTCCATGTCTCTGACATCATCACAATCCTCACACACAAACACACAATCTGTGCAATAAGCGTGCTCGTTCATTACTATCTCGTCCCCGTCATCTATTGTAGATGAACAGGTCGTACACTCTCTAGTGTTATCCTCGTCCATGTATCTCACCCCCTCTCGCTATCTTGTAGTTGTAGTGTAGCATAGTGCTACGCCTTTGTCAATTCTCTAGCGTTATCTATAATCATGTCTGCAATCTTAGAGCGCAGGTCTTGTACCTCTAGCACTAGGCTAGGGAAATCGTTGCGCTTATGGGTATCCTCTTGCACTCTAAGTGCCATGCGGATTACCTCGACCTCACGTTGAGTAAGGTTCAATAGTAGGTTATCGTGCGTCATAGTAGCCCTCGTAACGCTTGAGTCTACGTTCTAAGACGTACACCCTGCGGAACGCTACCAATAGTACCATGTTCACCGATAGCAACGCTATCATCAACGCGAACATGTCACCTGTTGAAAGTGTCATGTCTAACCTCTCTCACAAGGACACCATGAGCCTAGATTAAGTTTGCCACACTTAGGACAAGTCCAAAACCTATCCTTGCGTGGGTCGCTTTCACTACTCATGAAGTACCCTTATCTTATCATGGCTTGACCCTGTTGTCAAGTCGTGCCACGCTAGGGCTTGAACCTAGACCTACCCCCACAATCGGGCGTGGCTAATCTTAGTCGTTCGCGTCTATGTGGACGCTAGGTAGCGTGGCGCGGAACTCGCGTTCGCGTTCGCTAAGTGCTAGGGCGCGTGCTAGGCGTTCCTGTTCCTGTTCGCTAAGGGTCGGTAGTACGCGCTCAACCTTAGGCATGTTCGACTTTACGGCGTGGCGTGGGCGTGTACGGCGTACAGCCTTGCCATGTGTAGTGTCGCTCAACCGCCAACCGCGTGAGCCCAAGCGTGTGCTAGTGACTCGCACGTTAAGTGCGGTTATGCCATGAAAGTTGGTGTCTATACTATCCCGACCCGCAAGGGTCGATTTCATGCGTTGTCCTCTCTCGTTAATTTGTAAATCATACTTTACATGCTTTGTCTTACTTTGTCAAATTGTCGGCGTGTCGTGTTGGTAAAGGGTGAGTCGTGCAACCAACCCCATTGGGTCTGCTACTAGTGGCAATCAAGCCACCCTTTACCATGACACTATTTAGTTTGACTAGATAAGTGACGCTCCAACCTTTGCGGGCTAGGTCTGCTTATCTTGTGAGAATTGTATCAAACAAAACTCACTTTGTAAAGGTTACCCACGACCTTTGGCGTGTCGTACTTTGTGACCCTTTGGGGGGTGAGCCCCCTATCCGATTACAAGGCAAAGACTACACGCTCACCGACCCTTTGTCAAGTCGAAAACGTGTGATGTCTGTCACACCTAGTCTGAGAGTTTCCTGAGAATTACCTGAGAGATACGGGCATGGATAACCTTAGAGTTTCCTGTGAACTTCCTGAGAATTAACTGAGCCCCCCTTAATGGTGGACACTTGGGGGATAGTCTGTCTAAGATTAAACCTTTAATTTATAGTTAGACAAAACAAGGCATAGTGTCTACCCATCAAATAGAGACAAATACACATGGAGACAAATCAATTTGTCGACAAATCGATAAGTCGATAAGTCTATTTGACCCTAGAGTCTTTTAACTGGGGCCCCTGTACATATTATGTATCCCATTAAAATTTTCTGTTATATGGGGCCCATATGCCCTGTGACCAGGGCTTTTATATATATC